TGTTCTCCTAAATAGAAATCATATCCTTGCTGGTTAATAGCTCTCCACTTGGACCTAGAAGCCCCATCAGCCTTCTGCCACAAATCAACAACTATTCCAGCCTTCTTCTTATTGCTTGTTCTTGCCATTAATAATCTCCCAGAGGTTTATCTAACCTAAAAATTTCTCCACCCTTTTTGTATCTTTTTAAATGTTTTTTTCCTTCTGCCTCAGCACTAGGAGCAGAAGCTCTTTCCCATCTTATCCTCCACCATTCTTCTGCTTCTTCAGGAGATTTAAACTCTGTCCTTAAATAATCTCCAGGTCTTATTATCCAACCACTACCATCTGCCTTCTTACTGCTAGTAAACTCAGCAGGCTCAATCAATGCATAATCTATTTGAGCTCTCCAGTTTCCATCTTTTACCATCGTTTCAACATTCTTCTGTCTAGCCCCCTTCCATTGAAAAAGACCACCTGGGCCTCCATCATCTCCGCTAGGTTCTTTAGGATTAAGACTTTGAACTTCTCTCTTAATATTAGCTAACATCCCAAGAGCATGATTAGTAGGCATATTTTTTTGACGCACCATATAATCAAAATACATTCTTTCTTTTGGTTCCATATTGACCATAAGATTACGATATTCTTTTGGTACAGAATCCCAAAAAGTATTTATAGGATCATCAGACTGAAGAACTGCCTTTTCATATGTCTTGGATGATAGAAGTGATGTTCTACTAGGAACAGCCATTAGAACCTCTTCTTAAATTTTATTCCATACATAGGATTGTCTTCATACTTTAACTCACCACCTGGGCTATATTCACTAGGTGATTCAATATCCGTAGGCACTCTCTGATTAAATCTTCCAATAGAAATTTCTGATCCACCACCCATAGGGAAATTCAACTTCTTTCCAAGTAAAGACTGAAGAGTACTTTTTGGTGTATGAGAATAACTCTTAAATCTAGGAGTTTGCATAAACTTAGGTGCCTTCCACTTAGACCTATACTGTAAGTCCCAATAGTCCCTTTTACCACCAGGGCTTGCACTTGATCTAAGAGAATGTGTTAGGGAATCGTACTTCTCACTCATATCTAAATAAATCTAATGCCATATCAAAGTCAGTTTGACCACTTGATTCTGTATCGTGGTATACACCTGCTTCATGAACACCTTCATGAGCCATCGTTTGACGAACATCACCTTCAGACCTTCCTCCTGCTACAAAAATAGTATCTGGATCAGTACTAAATAAGTCAAACATGAAATTTGGTTCTTTTTGCCACCCAGCACGCCTTCTCTCCCCAAGAATAGAGTATTCATCTACATCAGCACCATAACTCTCAGAGAACATAGTCTCAGAAGCTGGAATTGCTTCATCCTCAACACGATAAGCAACAGTTTTACCTGATCTTATACGTTCTATTGCTTTCATAGCGGCTTTTTCTGATTTCTTTCTACCTTTCCCTGACAAATTATAGATAGCATCTGTAAAATCTGCCGCTCTATTCTCAAGCATATCAGCATAATCAGCTCCTGGGATCAAAGAAGCGGGTCTTCCATACCATTTTACTTGGTTGACAGCCTTGTCTACCTTCTTTCCTACGATTTTATTTAAATAGTTACCCATCTATGCTATAATCCAAGACTTTGCCTTACGTTTAGGCTTAAACCAGCCCGTTTTCTCCTTATTTCGCTTCAAAGAAGGCGGAAAAGCATGCACGTTTGCATAATAAAGAGTTTCAATGGTGTCATCGTGAGCCATTCTTGGGCCAAATGTAAGGATTTCGTGCTCTAAATCAAAGTGATTGGACCTAATATGGACAGTTCCCATTGAAAATCTACCTGATAATCCGCTATATATACGATTTCTCTTCTGTGTTCCACCTGGCTTCTCAGGAATTACCGCTATATCAAAGCGATTTAACCTTCTTCTTTCATCATTCATAGCCTGGAAGATTGACCTATTCATCGCAACGTCTTCCACGGTGGCACTAGTACAATGATACTTATCATATAACTCTATAATGAAATCTACAACACCTTTCTTTCCTAAAACCTCTCCATTGAGTGATTTTGAACCCACCGTTGGGATACTTCTGTGTCTTTCGTATTCAAGGACGTGTAAGTTATTATCTGGACAAATACCCACAGCCATAATGACACTAAAATCAGATTCTTTAGTATCAATGTCAGTAGCAGGGTCACACCCGATAAATGTATTGATAGGCACTTCTTCTCCGTTCTGTATAAGATAGTTAAGCCCATCACGGTGTTCGTAATATCCTTCCCACTTTTTGATATGTTCTCTACGCCACATCGCATCTTCTTCACTCATCACCTCCATCATATATTCTTGAAAGAACTTTGACGCCTGTCCAGAATCACGGTAGAACTTCTTCTTCTCTGCCAGCTTCTTCTTTCCAAAGAAACTTGGCCACAAGGGATTCCCGTCTGGGTCTAACGCCTTGTGAGTGATAACGTGCCAGCTAAACTTTTTACCTTCTTTTTTAGCAATCGAAAAGTTTCTGAGAAGGTTATTAATGAATGAATCGTGATGTACAGGAGTCCCATTAACACGTAACCTACCAGTATGAGGCTCAAGAGCAGGATAAACAACAGCTGTGACAAGATTGGCGTTTTTAGCACGCGCTTCGGGAGTAATGGTATTTGCTTCATGTTCAAAGTCATCCAATATAATTAAGTCGTATCTCTTGTGAAGTTTCGCTCCACCACGTATTCCAGCAACATTGCTCTTAGAAATTAGCTTACATCCATTTCTTAGTTCAATGTCTTCTTCTGTCCATTTAGGACCTTTTAGATTTCCAAAATAGTATTTTATCTTCTCATTAAATTCAAGATGGTGTTTAATATAATCCATATTACCAACAGCAAGTTTCTGAGTGGCAGAAACCCATCCATAAAAAAGAAGCTCTGGAGCGAAAACGAAATCTTTTATAATACTACATTTAGTGAGGACAGTCTTCCCATGTCCCCTCGGTACAATGATAGCTAACTGCTTAGTTTCTAAGTCGTCAGTAGAATCAGCTACCTCATAATGAAAAGCAGGTGTCTCTGACCGCATAAAGTCATTGGATAAAAAAAGTTTCCCAAATGCAATAAGATCACTTTTTGCTAGTTTTAGAACTTCTTCTGCTTCGCTTACGTTCTCTTTGTTTATATTCACTTTCTAATCTCTTCTTGATGTCTTCAGTTTTCCCTTCCATGTCAATATAAGAAGTTAAGACATTTTCTAATTGAACAATTCTATTCATCATAACATTCATCCCATCTACAAGGTCTCTCTTAAAAGTCTTCGTTTTACTCATTGTACGTCCATCCTCTCTGGTACTTCCATCCCGTCAATTATAGAAAACAACTCTCTTAATATTGCTGTTTCCCTAGACGTAGGCTTTAATATTCGGAGCATTGTTAATTGCTTCCTTTTCGTCTTCAATTCTGCAATAGCATCATCAAGAGCCATCTTCTTAGGTGTTACTTTTAGGCTAAATATTTCTGTTTCTATGCTACCCAACAGTTAATATCATCCTTCTTAAATTCCATTACTACCCAGCCAGCTCTCGCAACACGCATCAATCTATATCTCACATAATGAGCATACCCAAGAAAACTTCCACCTCTTATGTACCAACATCTCTTCAAAGTCTCTCTTCCATCCTCATCTATTCCTAGAGAATCAATAGGCTTTGCATACAACTGATGATTATGACCAAGATAGAAAATGTCTCCCATAGAATAGACATCTCTCATCTTATCTAGCTCCAAATCTCCATTCTTAGCTCCAGAAGAACCGTGACCAGATGCCATGTACCACTCTCTACCACTAATATTAACTCTTAGATACCCAGGTAACTCAAAATATGGAACATCCATATCCCTGGCAATCATTCTAGAGACATCATAGTCCAACATGTTAATTGATCGGAGATAATCATGATTTCCACCTCTGATAAAGATGCACTTGTCTTGAATTGGTCTCACTAAATCCATAAATGCCAAATGCTGTTCATCTGGTGAGATGACCTGGCCTCTCTGCACTATCTTGTAATTTGGTGGGATACACTCCAGAATATCTCCATTACCAAACCACCGTGCATGAGGGTCTTCGTATATTTCCTTTACCGCTTCTAGGAACTTGTCCCTTCTGAAGTCTACAGCACCAACATGAATGTCGGTTAGACCATGTATTCTCATTACATAATCTGACTTTACTTCTAAGACTTCTCCTGGTTCTACTTTCTTCTCTACGTAGTCTATCTCAGTATTGATAGGAATAGAGAAATTTGAATTACATGAATGACAATGGAACTGTTGTGCTAATTTCTCCGAACCGTCCGCCGCCGTTGATTTTTTTCGCCCGTTTTTCTTTATCCGCATTGAAGAACATTTGGGACATATCATTTTTTTGTATCCTTATTTTCCGTATCTTGAACATAAAACTCTTTTACTAAGTCTATTGTGTCAACCCCTTTAGTAAATGTCCCAACTACATCTACGCATCCATTGATATATGCATTTGCTTCTATGGTAGTATCAAATGCTCTCATAGGGGCATCTCCCTGTTTATTTTTTAACATATCTGACCAGTATACAAGATACTTCATTATGACTCCTCGCTATCAGAAGTGCTGACCTCCAATTCAGGTCTTTTAACAGCAGCTAATTGCTCAGGGCTAAACTCTTGAAGCATCCCTAATACACCCACTTCCTGTTGTCGTATCGTGGCAGTGCCAAGAGTGCCTATGACCTTACCAAGTTCTTTAGTGCTCTGGAGAATTATATTCTCATCATCGCTGTTCTCACAAAGACACTTGAGGTTGTGCAAGATGTACTCATGGTCAATACCCATGCTCTTCGCCACATCCATTACACCTCGTTCAATCTCTTTCATAACTCTCTCCTGTTTGAGTAATACTACTGCTTTCTTCTGGGTATCCTTATCGCTGGCTAATGATGAGAAGGCTTCTTTATAAGCTTTGAGAACACTTCGTCCTGCAACTACTGAAGTAGCAAATATCCTTTCTCTCTTTGTGAGGTTCTTCCTTTCCTTGATCCTTGTTGAAGGACTTTTGATCTTACCACTGAACGTATAACGATTTTTATGCTTCTCAAAATCCGTATCCATAATCGTGTTGGGTCTATTGAGAAACGTACCAACAACTGTCCGCACCCATCCTTTCGCATATTTGTAATTCTTCCTATCTCCTGGGTGGTTTATAACATTTGACACTTTGATAAGCTGTACAATATTATCATCATCACTCCAAACCCAATCGCCCTCTTTCCCCTCTCTCCAGTCTTTTACAGGTGTTTGATCTGGATGATCGTTATAAAAATCTGAGATATGATCGTAAACGTAGTGTCTAGTTCCCTTTATGACCTGGTATTTCATAGAGATTTGATAACTCCTGTATTTGTGCGACAAGACCGTTAATCAAAGCAAAAATAGGTTCTGGGACATCATAAAGAATACCATCTAGCTCTATGGGACATACTCCTGACGAAACTCTTTCTAGGACTTCCTCTTGAAGTTCCCTCGACAATCGTGATATTGATTCTAAAGATTTCGCCATGTCGGAAATTACGTCCAAATCTGCTCGGATGGAAGGACTCGAGCCTTTCACTTATGTACTTTCTTTAAAAATTGCGTGGGAATCCCCTTCGGAAATACCCCATGAAACATATCTTCTGACCAAGATGTTTTTTGAAAATACTTATTATAATAAGATTTAGGAACTTCAAATTCTAAAAGACGACCCGATTTTTGTTTCCTTCGATATGCTTTCGCATATTCAGCACTTGATGATACCCAGAATTGATTTGGAGAGTATTGTCCAGTCTGTAAAAAATATACCCCATGAGCAAATTTCCCACTCCCTACAAATTTACCTTTTTCTACCATTCTGTTTCCAGTATCTATAATCTTTTTTTGTCCAGTCTTTGAATGAGTTATAGCATGCCTAGATTTATACCAATCATCAACTCCATGAAAAAGTGTAACCATTTCTTCACCAGCTTCTTTTGCAACTTTAGCAGCTCTCCTGCCTGCAACCATCTGACCTATTACTGGAATAGCAGCCGCAGCAGACCAAGCTGCATCACCAAATTCACCTTCCAACGCATATAAAGTAGCATCTGCTAAATCTGCAATATTTCCATATGCAGGGGTCATACCAGCAACCATTAATGCATTATGAATTGACTTAGTACTTTTTTCTACTTTAAGCTGAGACATATCGGATATATTTACATAAGACTTATCAGCAACAGCTTCCATCATATTAAATACTTTATCATCAACAGGTAATTTCTTTTTTTGTTTTTTAGCTGGAAATAGGTTTAATCTTTTCCCACCTGTATCTACTTTATTACTCACTATTTCCTTAAATAATATACAGGCTCCATGCCTTCTTTTATCATTTCTGCCTTACCACTTTTTACAAGACTATCCCAAACTTTTCCTGCAGTTTTTGGATTTTGTTGCCATCCACGTGAATACACA